GTGCACCTCCCCGAGTTCAAGCCCCCCCGTATGTCGTGGCCCATGGCCGTGGCCGCCGCCCTCATCGTGGCCGTGGCCATCATCGCCCACCAGCAGCTGCCGGTGATCATCTACAAGCTCGGCCTGGTCGTGGCCGCCGGGGTGGTCGGCTATTTCGTGGACCGCACCGCGTTCCCCTACGCCAGACCGCATATTTACCTGCGATACGACCGCGAGGGGGCCGAGAGTGACAGGCTGCTCATTGCCGCCACGCTCCGCCGCGCGCTCATCATCGCCGCCGCCATGCTGGCCGTGGGCCTGGGGCTGTAGCATGAACCGCGAGCGCGATTGCATCATCTCCTTCTTCGTCGCCCTGGCCGTGGCCATGATCGGCGCGTTGATCATCATCGCTTTCATGCCGCGCATGGTCAGCGCCGCCGAGATACCTGCCCGGGCCCAGCACTACCGCGCAACGCTCACGCGCTGCGCCCGGGCCGAGTGGGGCCTCTCCGCGCCTGTGGCCGTGTTTGCCGCCCAGGTGCACCAGGAATCGCTCTGGAACCCCGAGGCCCGGTCGCCTGTTGGCGCAAGCGGCCTGGCGCAGTTCATGCCCGCCACGGCCCGCTGGCTGCCCGAGGTGGCCCCGCAGACCGGGCAGCCCATGCCGCTCAACCCCGGCTGGGCGCTCCGGGCCCTGGCCGCATACGACCGCTGGCTCTGGGAGCGCATCACCGCCGAGGACGATTGCCACCGCATGGCCATGACCCTCTCGGCGTACAACGGCGGGCTCGGCTGGCTGAACCGCGACAAGCGCCTTGCCGCGCGCAAGGGGCTCGACCCCGGCCTCTGGTGGGGCCATGTGGAGAGCGTCAACGCCGGACGGGCCAGCTGGGCCATCCGCGAAAATCGGGGCTACCCGCGCCGCATCCTGCGCCAGCTGGCCCCCATGTATCAGGCCGCCGGATGGGGCCGAGGAGTCTGCCCATGATGTCCCTGTTTCTCTCCTCTCTGGCCGGTGCCGGCTGGAAGAAGCTGGCCCTTGGCCTGGCAGCGGCCATCGTCGTTGCCGTTTTGGTCGGCCTGGCCGCCTGGCGTGGCTACAGGGCCGGATACGAAAAGGCCGACGCCGAGCGCCGCGCCCAGGTGGCCGAGCTGCGCGGGGAGCACGCCCTGGCTCTGGCCGACGCCGAGCGCCAGGCCCGCGCGCTCCTCGAGGAGCAGACCGCACGGGCGAACGAGCTGGAGCGGCAGTACCTGGCCGCGAGCAACACCATCGCGGCCCAGCGCCGCACCATCACCAACGAAAGGATACGCCATGCGAGCCGTGATGTTGACGTTTCTGGCGGCGCTTGCCGCCTTGGCCCCGAGTGGGTGCGCCTCTATAACGCCGCCGTCGGAGCCGATTCCGGTGACGGTGGTGCAGCCCTGCCCCCAACCGCCTCCGGCCCTGATGCAGACCCCGGAGCCGCCCCCGAGGCTGACACCGGGATACTTCGAGGAGGCCCCGCAGTGACCAGCGTGACCCCCGAAGACATTCTCGCGCACGTGCGCGACTACGGCTCCCGCTGCCGCGACATCGAGGCCCGGCTCCTGGGCCTGCAGGACTGGGCCGGGGGGCTCGGGGGAGAGGTGCAGCCGTGACGGTTCCTGATTGGCTCGGAGATGCGAGCAAGTTCGTTTCCGTTCTGGTGCTCCTCCTGCAGCTCGCGGGCGGCTGGTTCATCTGGGGCATGCGCAAGGAGTTCGTGACGCGCAAGCACTGCGACGAGGAGTGCCAGAAGCGGCAGCAGATGCAGACCGCGCTGTCGCTCCTGGAGCAGGCACAGCGCAACGCGCCGGACGGCGAGGACATGGAGTCCATCAAGGACCGCCTGGGCGGCATCGAAGGCGACATGAAGGGCGTTCTGGCCACCATGACGGCGCTTTCCGAAGCCCTGGGCAAGCTGGAACGCCCGCTCAACCTGTTGATTGAACACCACCTCAAGGAGGGCAAATGAGCTTTGCCGACCTGATCACCGAAGACCGCCGCCTGTGCATGCTCCGGCTGCTGAAGGACGCGCCGGGCTATGCGGTCAACACCATCGTTCTCAAGGCCGCCGTGCAGAGCCTCGGCCACAGGTGCTCCACGGACCAGGTCCGCTCCGACGCGGCCTGGCTGGAGGAGCAGGGCCTCGTTCATGTGGAGCGGCTGGAGGGCGTCTGGGTGCTCACGGCCCGCCGCCGTGGGCTCGACGTGGCCGTGGGGGAAGCCGTGGTGCCGGGGGTCAAGCGCCCCGAGCCGGGAGAGTAGCATGCCCAGGCAGTCCACCATCAAGCGTCTGCCCATGAAGGTGCGCGACAGGATCGGCCAGCTGCTCGACCGGGGCCGCACCCTGGACGAAATCATGGAGCACCTTGCGGCCATGGATGTGGAGGTCTCGCGCTCCGCCCTGGGGCGCTACAAGCAGCACATCGACAAGGTAAGCGAGCGGATACGCCGCAGCCGGGAGGTTGCCGAGGCGCTGGTGCGCAACTTCGGCGAGGCCCCGGAGAGCAAGACGGCCCGCCTGAACATCGAACTCATGCACGGCGTGATTCAGGACATCCTCTCCCAGGCCCCGGAGGGCGAAGAGAACGAGGGCGTGGTGCTCACCCTCGACCCCAAGGAAGCCATGATGCTGGCCAAGGGGCTCGACCACCTGGCCAGCGCCAGCAAGAAGGACGCCGACCTGCTCGACAAGCTCAAGGAGCAGGCGCGCAAGGAAGCTGCCGAGGCCGTGGACGCCGTGGCCGAGAAGCAAGGGCTCTCCGACGAAGCACGGGCCGCCATTCGCGCCGAACTCGGGATAAGCACATGAAGCTCAAGGGGAACGCCCAGAACATTCCCGCCAATCCCGAGGCGGTTCTTCTGCCGTTTCAGGCCGCCTGGGTGGCGGATACGAGCCGCCTCAAGCTTTGGGAGAAGACGCGCCAGGTCGGCGCGAGCTGGACAGCCGCATACGCCGCAGACGAGCGCACCAGCGCAAAGGACGCCAGGCTGGACCAATGGGTCAGCTCCAGGGACTCCATCCAGTCCAAGCTGTTTTTGGAAGACTGTGTGTTCTGGGCCCGTGTGCTCAACGTCGTGGCCCAGGACATGGGTGAGGTGGTCATCGACAAGGAAAAGGACATCTCCGCCTACGTGATCAAGTTTGCCAACGGGCGGCGGATTCACTCCATGAGTTCCAACCCGGACGCCCAGGCGGGCAAACGCGGACCGCGCCTGCTGGACGAGTTTGCCCTGCACCCGGACCCGCGCAAGCTCTGGACCATCGCCTACCCCGGCCTGACCTGGGGTGGCAGCATGGAAGTAATTTCCACGCATCGCGGCAGCCACAACTTTTTCAACCAGCTTATCCGAGAGGTGCGCGAGGCGGGCAACCCCAAGGGCATCAGTCTCCACCGGACCACGCTGCAGGATGCCCTGGACCAGGGTTTCCTCTTCAAGCTGCAGCAGGCCCTGCCGGAGGAAGACGAGCGCCAAGCCATGGACGAGGCCGAGTATTTCGACTTCATCAAGGCCGGATGCGCGGACGAGGAGTCGTTCCTCCAGGAATACATGTGCCAGCCCGCGGACGATGACGCCGCTTTTCTAGAATATGACCTCATTGCTTCGTGCGAATACGACGAGCGGGTAGATTGGCGGCTGTGCGGGAGCGGCAGGCTCTACATGGGCGTGGACATAGGCCGCAAAAAGGACCTGACCGTGCTCTGGGTGATGGAGGAGCTTGGCGACGTGCTCTACACGCGGCATGTGGAATGCTTGCAGAACATGCGCAAGAGCGAGCAGGAAGCCATCCTCTGGCCCTGGTTTGAGCTTGCCGACCGCGTATGCATCGACTGCACCGGCCTGGGCATAGGCTGGACGGATGACGCGCAGGACAAGTTCGGGACATACCGCGTCGAAGGGGTGACCTTTACCCCGAAGAGCAAGGAAGCCATGGCCTACCCCGTGCGCGGACGGTTCGAGGACAAGCGCCTGCGCATTCCCTACGACCGCGAGGTCCGCGCGGACCTTCGCTCTGTCACCAAACAGACCACCAGCGCCGGAAACATCAGGTTCACGGCGGAACGCACACCCGACGGACACGCAGACCGCTTCTGGGCGTTGGCCCTGGCCATTCACGCAGCGGGTTCGGAGAGCAACGCCATGAGAACATGGGAGGCATTGGCAGATGGGTAGACGACGCGATTACAAGGGCGGCAAGGATTTTGCGGCCACGCACGACGGCTTCGAGAACTTCACGGCCAAGCTCGGCCTGGGCCAGAGCAACCCTCTGGCCGCGGGCGGCTACAAACCGGGCGTCACCCTCACGGCGCAGCGCCAGGTGCTCGACGCCATGTACCGCACCAGCTGGGTGGTGGGCCGCATGGTGGACGTCGTGTCCGAAGACATGGTGCGCGGCGGCATAGACATCAAAACCCAGCTCCCACCGGACGAGGTGGACGAGCTGCACCGCTACATGCGCCGCTGGGGCGTGGACGCCCGATTCTCCGAGGCCATCAAGTGGGGCAGGCTCTACGGCGGGGCCGTGGCGCTCATCCTCATAAACGGCGCAAACCCCTCGCTGCCGCTCAAGCTCGACGAAGTCCCGCCCGACTCCTTCCGCGGGCTGCACGTGCTGGACAGGCACCAGATCATGCCGTCCACCAGCGTGGTGCGCGACCTCGGGCCCATGCTCGGCTACCCGGAGTTCTACTCCGTGAACGTGGCCCAGGGTGTGCCCATGCAGCGCTGGCACCACTCCCGCGTGATCCGCTTCGTGGGCGTGCAGCTGCCGTTCGACGAGCGCCAGGCCGAGCAGAGCTGGGGCGCGAGCGTGGTGGAGCGCGCGTATGACCGCATCCTCGCGCTCGACAGCTCCACCCACGGTGCGGCGAACCTCATGCTGCGTTCGTTTTTGCGGGTCATCAAGGTCGACCGCCTGCGGGAGATTCTGGCCGGAGGCGGCAAGGCCGAGGCCGCGCTCACCAAGATGTTCGACATGATCCGTATCATGCAGACCAGCGAGGGCCTGACCCTGCTGGACAAAGACGACGAGTTCCAGACCTACAACTGGAGCTTCGCAGGCATGGCCGACGGCCTGCAGGCCTTTGCCGAGCAGATTGCCGGGGCCACGGGCATTCCGCTGGTGCGCCTCCTGGGCCAGAGCCCCAAGGGCTTCAGCACGGGCGAGAGCGACCTGGAAATCTACTACGACACCATCCGCACCCAGCAGGACGACGACCTCCGCCCGGCGTATGAAAAGCTGCTGCCGGTCTGCGCCATGAGCAAGTTCGGCCAGCCCATGCCCGAGGGCACGCAGTTTTCCTTCAAGCCGCTCCAGACCCCCAGCGAGGTGGACAAGTCCACCATCGCCACGGCGGACGCCCAGGGCGTGGCCGGGCTCTTCGCCGCAGGCATCATCGACGAGGTACAGGCGCTCACGGCCCTGCGCGAGGCCTCCCGAGTGACGGGACGCTACGCCTTCATCACCGACGAGGACATCGAAGCGGCGGAACAGGCCGCCGCCTCGGCCCCGGCCCTGGGCCTGCCGGACCTTCCCGAGCTGCCTGCCACCTCTGGCGAGGAGAGCTAGACGCATGGTCTGGTCGCAAGCGTGGAAGTGGGCGGACGTGGCCGCCAAGGGGGCCGCCAAGAAGGCCTGGAAGCCGAGCAAGGCGGCAGAGAAGCGCTACGCAAAGCAGCTCTCCTCCGTGGCCAAGGAAGTTTCCGCCAGGCTGGCGGGGGGCGGCACCCCGGCCGAGCTGCAGGACGCCCTGAAGCAATACGCCGAGCAGCTCACGCCCTGGGCAAACCAGGCGGCCGCAAACATGCTTGGCGCGGCCAGAAAGAAAAACGAGCAGACCTGGCGCGAGGCCGCGAACAAGTGGAGCATAGACCTCGGCGGCATGCTCGACGCGGACATAGACGACGCGGTGCGCGAGATGGTCGAGCGCAATGTGCTGCTCATCAAGAGCCTGCCCACCCATGCCGCCGAACGCGTGGGCGAAATGGCCCAGAAGGCCGTGCTGAACGGAACCCGCGCCGAAACCCTGGCCAAGGAGATCGCCAAGCAGGGCGATGTGACCATGAGCCGCGCCAGGACAATCGCTCAGACCGAGGTGAGCAAGGCGCAAACCGGGCTCACCCGCGCCCGCTCCGAGGCCTTTGGGGGCGAGGGCTACATCTGGCGCACGGCGAGGGACGGAAACCGCAGGCCCAGCCACGCGGCCATGGAGGGCCGTTTCGTTCGCTGGGACAGCCCGCCAACGCTCGACGGCATGACCGGCCACGCGGGCGAGTTTCCGAACTGCCGCTGTTACGCCGAGCCGGTGGTCCACGACTCCGCAGGCCGGGTGGTGGCCAGCCCGCTGCCCACCATGGCCGAGGAAAAGGAAAGCGGCTCGCGCAGGCTCCTCTCCCATTGGGAGCGCACGAACTACAATCCCGTCACCCCGCACCGTCCTGAAACGCCGTTGCACAATGTGGAACGGGCCGATTTCGATCTGAAGAAGCTTTCCAGTTACACCCTGGACCCGGAGCACCCGGTCGGGAAGGACAAAGCCCGCGTTTGGAAGGCCGCAACAGGCTTTGAAAAAAGACACGCCGAGAAGCTGCATCGGCTGATCATGGAGCAGTTGCCGGGCGGGGAAGCCGTCAGGGGAGACCACGACCAACACGGGGAGCGTTTTGACGTCATCGTCCCCATCAAGGGACTAAACGGACGTGTCGTTGACGTGTTGACCGCATGGATATATGATCGGGACAATAAGAGCGGCAAAGTGAGCACCAAGCCTCGCCTTATAACCACCTATCCGATGTAGAAATAACATGGCACATCAGTTTGAAATGTTCGACGTTGTCCGCGTTCTGGAGCAGCACGAAGGCCGTGGCAACTACAGCCTCGGCGAAGTGTGCGTCGTGCCAGCCGGGGAGACGGGTGCCATCCTGAACATCTTCGGCGACGGCGAGGCATTTGAGGTCGACTTCAACCTCGGCACCCACGGCTCGCATATCATCACCTTGCGCCCGCACGAGATCGAACCCGCCTAAAACGTCTCTCGGGCGTTTTCCGTTTGCCAGACGAACAACGACAGGGCCGAGGCCTCAAAAGCGCCGCCTGACCCGTTCATGAACGTTCATGAACACCACGCCGCCCTCCCGCCCATCGTAGCTTCGCCGCATCGGCCCCACCCGGCCCGCATCCCTCTCCTTTTATAACCCCGGTTATAGGACTTCGCACCGCCACGGGGCTACTCCGGCCCCATGCGCTTTTACGCCCAAACCAAGCTCTCGGAGCACATCTCCGAAACCCCCGAGGGTTTCCTCATCTGCCACGGCGTGGCCATCGCCCGCCCGGGAGACATGACCTACCTGCCCGAAGAATGCGCCCTGGAACCGGGCGAAGACGGTCTCGTGCACGTTTCGCGCACGGAAGAGGTCGTTTTCGATCCTGCGGCCATGGCCTCGTTCGAGGGTAAGGCGGTGACCATAGGACACCCCGAGGAAGACGTGACCCCCGCAAACTGGAAGGAGCTGGCCGAAGGCCACGCCCAGGACGTCCGGCGCGGGGAGGGAGAGGAGGCAGACTTGCTCCTGGCCGACCTGGTCATCACCGGAGAGCGGGCCATCGCCCTGGTGCGCGGGGGGCTGCGGGAGGTTTCCTGCGGCTATGACACGCCCTACGAGCAGACGGCCCCGGGGAGAGGACGGCAAGTGGAAATCCGGGGCAATCACATCGCCCTGGTTCAGCGAGGCCGTTGTGGCGCTCGCTGCCGGATCAACGATCAAAGCGAGGACACTATGAAATTCGGAGACAAGCTCTTGAAGGCCCTCGGGAACCCCAAGGTCCGCAAGGCCATGGACGAGGCCGCCGAAGAAGCAAAGCCGGACACCCAGCCGGAAAAGCCCGCCCAGGATGAAGGCGAAGACCGCATCGCCGCGCTGGAGGAGAAGTTCGGCGAGCTGGTGCTGACCGTTCGCCAGCTCCACGAGCAGATGGCCAAGCTTGGCAAGCCCGAGCCGGAAGAGGCCGCAACGGACGAGGACCAGCCCGCCGAGCCCGACGTGCCGGACGGCGGAAAGAAGCCCGAGGAAAAGGCCAACGACAAGGCGCGCGACGCCGCCACCAGGGCCGCCGTCATGACTGTGGACGCGGACGTGAAGTCCCGCTCCGCCCTGCTGGCCCCGAGCCTGCCCGTGCGCGACACGGACGCCCGCTGCAACGTGCAGCGCGTTGCCCTGCGCACGGCCATGACGAACGACGCCGCGCTGAACAAGGTCGTGGCCGCCGCACTGGGCGGCTCCACGCTGGACAGCTGCGACTGCATGACGCTCGACGCGGCCTTCACCCTGGCCAGCGACGTGGCCGCCGCGAAGAACAACGCCACCACCGTGGACGGCCTCACCAGGGCCACCACCACCAAAGACTTCGGCAAACCCGCCTCCCCGGCGGACATCAACGCCATGAACGCCAAGTTCTACGGCGGGAAGGAGAAGTAGCATGACCGCAATCATCGAACGCATGCCCGCCGGGCTGCCCGGCGAGGTCACCCGCATGGCGCAGTCCACCCTGGAGCCCGCCATCGTCGGCGACACGGACATCGCCCACGGCGCGCCCGTGAAGATGGTGAGCGGCAAGCTCGCCCCCCTGGAAGCAGCCGACACGGCTGCGGACGTTTACGGCTTTCTGGCCCGCAGCTTCCCCTGCCAGGGCGGAACCGGAACCCTGACCCCCGGGGTCGCCCCCGCCGGAACCGCCGTGTCCGTCATGCGGCGCGGTTACATGCTGGTGCAGCTGGCCAGCGGCAGCGCCGCCAAGAACGGCACGGTGTACGTCCGCATCGCGGTCGACACCGGCAAGGCCGTGGGCGACATCGAGGCCGCCCTCGTGGCCGACAACACCGTGGCCCTGGGCGCTCAGTTCATGGGCGAGGCGGACGCCTCCGGCTCCGTTGAAATCTCTTACAACATCTAGGAGGGCCCCGTGCTCAGAACCTATGACCAGAACACCATCGACTCCGCCGGTGCCTTCCTGGTGGGCGAACTGGAGCGCATGGACAAAGAGCTCCACGCGCCTCTCTTCGAGACCACCTGGGGACGCGACATCGACCTGCGCGAGGACGTGACCATCGGCGACGCCGCGAGCTCGTTCACGAACTCCGACTTCGGCGCTCCCGGTTCCATCTCCACCAAGGGCAAGAACTGGGTGGGGCCCGACTCCAACGCCATCGCCGCCGTCAACGTGAACACCACCAAGACCACCAACCCCATGCACCTCTGGGCGCTGCAGGTGGGCTGGACCATTCCCGAGCTGTCCGCATCGCAGCAGCTGGGCCGCCCCGTGGACACCCAGAAGCACGAGGCCCTGCGCGTGAAGCACCAGATGGACGTGGACGAGCAGGTCTACGTCGGCGACACGGATCTCGGCATCACCGGCCTGGTGAACAACGCGGCCATCTCGCCGCTCGGCTTCTCCACGGCCTGGGATGACGAGGCCATGACCCCGAAGCTCATCCTGGAAGACGTGAACGACTTCCTGAACACGGCCTGGGCCCAGACGGGCTACTCCGTGATTCCCGACCGTTTGCTGCTGCCCCCGCTGCAGTTCGGCCTGCTGACCCAGCCCGTCACCGACGCGGGCTCCGAGTCCCTGCTGGCCTACATCGCCCGCAGCTGCGTTTCCGCGCAGAAAAACGGCCGCCCGCTCGACATCAAGCCGCTCAAGTGGCTCTCCGGGCGCGGAGCCGGAAGCACGGACCGCGCCGTGGCCTACTCCCGGAACAAGCGCTTCGTGCGCTTCCCCATGGTTCCGCTGCAGCGTACTCCGCTGGAATACCGCGGGCTCGCCCAGCTCTGCACCTACTTCGGCACGCTCGGAGAGGTGGAGTTCGTGTACCCCGAAACCGTGGCCTACGCGGACGGCCTGTAACCATCACGGCGGGCGGTCCGAACCGGGCCGCCCGCCACAAAGGAGAACCGAATGAAAATCGAAGTCGTTCTGCCGTTCAAGGTTCGCCTTGCGCCCAAGCAGCCCATCCGCGAGTTCACCCCCGGCGTTCATGAGCTGACCGACGAGGAGGCCGCCAACTGGTTTGTGAAGGCCTGCCTCAAGGAGAAGCGCGCCAGGCGCGTGGCCGACGATGAGGAGGCCGAGCCCATTGCCGAGCCCCAGCCGGAGGAAACCGCCGCCGGGGTGAGCCTGGTGGAGAGAATGCTCGAGGTCTTCCCCGCGCTGAAGGACGAGGACATGAAGGCTGACGGCGTGCCCAAGGTGGCCGCCGTTGAAAAGGCCCTGGGCGAGAGCGTGACCGCCGAGCAGGTGGCCGCCGCCTGGGAAAAGTATCAGCAGGAAAAGGACTAGGCCATGGACGTCACCGGGTTCCGGGCGGCCTTTCCGGCCTTCACCGAGGAGCTGCACGCGGACGCCCGCGTGGCGTTCTGGCTTCGGCTGGCGGCCCTGCGGCTGCCAGCCGACCGCTGGGGCGAGCTGCTGGAAGACGGCCTCGCGCTCTTCACCGCGCACCAGCTGACCCTGGAGGCCCGGGCGAACAAGGCCAAGGACGGCACGGGCGGCATGGACGCCGCTGCAGGGCCGCTGGCCAGCGAGAGCAAGACCGTTGGCCCCGTGTCCGTTTCCAAGGGCTACAACAACGCCGCCACGGCAGACCCTTCTGCCGGGCAGTGGAACGCCACCATCTATGGCCAGCAGCTTTACGAGCTGATGCGCATGGTCGGGGCCGGAGGGCTGCAGCTGTGACGAAGCCCGGCGTCATCACCAAGGTGAACAAGGCGGCAGACATCACCGAGGCCATCCGCCTGCTGCAAAGCCGTTGCGTCAAGGTGGGCATCCCCGCCGGTCCGGCGAGGGACGACGCTGAAGGCGAGGGCCTGACCAATGCGCAGATCGGCTACATCCACGAGCACGGCAGCCCCAAGCGAAACATCCCGGCCCGGCAGTTTCTCCTGCCGGGCATCCGCGCCGCCCAGCAGCAGATCGTGGCCATGCTCGAGGACGCCGGAAAGCAGGCCCTGGAGGGCAATGCCCAGGGCGTGGCCAAGGCGCTGGAGCGGGCGGGCATCGTGGCCATGAATTCGGTCCACGCCAGGTTCGTGGAAAACGACTGGCCGGAGCTGGCCGAGGGCACGCTGAAGAAACGGCCCAAGGCCCAGCGGGATGACGACGGCAAGATCATCCGACGCGGCAAGAGCCGGGAGGAGAAGGGCAAAACCAACCCGCTCATCGACACCCAGCAGCTCCGAAAGTCAGTCACCTATGTGGTGGAGAAGAGATAGATGCTCGACATCTTCAACGAAATTTTGAGCGACCCCGACCTGCCTGTGCAGGAGTTCGTCGTTACCCGGCGCGCGGAGTCCATAGACGAGCATGGCCGGGCCGGGCACACACCCACGGACATGCTGACCTCCGGCGTGATCCTGCCCGCCACGGACAAGCAGCTGGAGCGCCTGGAAGACGGCGACCGCAGCTCCGAGGTCATAGCGGTTTACACCTCCTTCAACCTGACCAACGGCTCCGAGGGCTACGCGCCCGACCTGGTGAGCTGGCGAGGCGACACCTACGAGGTGAAGCAGCTGCAAGACTTTGTCGAGAGCGCAGGCTTTTGTGTGGCTCTGGCTGCCTCCATCTCCATGCAGGGCAGGGAGCCGGGCGAATGACCAATACCTCCCGGACCGCAGGCTACCTGACCCCGACCAATACCCCAACGGGACGCGAGCAGCTGGAAAACGCGCTGCAGGCCATGGTGGCGGGCATCACCGGGCTGACTGGCCAGCTGGTGCGCCCGCGCTGGCAGGCCGAGCCGCCGCGCAGACCCGAGCACGGGGTGAGCTGGTGCGCCATCGGCGCACAGGAGTTTCTGGAGCACGCCACCTCCACCAGGCACGAAAGTGAAGACGACGGCCGGAGCATCGTGGCCACCACACAGACCATGACCGTGCTGGCCATTTTCTACGGCCCCGAGTGCTGGGCGCTGATGCTCCGCCTGCGCGACGGCCTGCTCATAGGCCAAAACCGCGACCAGGCCCGCGAAGCCGGGCTGACCCTGCGGGAGGTGGGAACCCCGCGCCTCGCACCGGAGCTGGTGAACGGCGTCTGGGAGCACCGCGCAGACCTGCCCCTCGTCATGCAGTGGGAAACGCGCCAGGCGTATGGCGTGAACAATATTCTGGACGTCTCGGACGAGAGCGGCATCGTCGCCTCCTCCGGCAGCGTCCGCACCATCAAGAGCCAAGAGTAGGAGCTTACTATGACCACCGGACTTTCCGTCAATCGTGTCGTCAACGTCGACATCGTCATGTCTCCCACGGCCGCCGCGCGCCGCAACTTCGGCGTGCTGTGCATAGCCGGAGATTCGGACGTCATCGACGGCCTGGAGCGCATCCGCAGCTACACCACCCTGGAAGAGGTGGCCTCCGACTTCGGGCTCGACGCCCCGGAATATGCTGCGGCAAACCTGTACTTTTCGCAAAAGCCCAAGCCCAAGCTGCTCAAGATCGGCCGCTGGATTCAGAAGGCGAGCGCGGCCATCCTGCGCGGCGGTGTCGCGGAAACCGACGTGCCCACCTGGGCCGCCGTGAGCGACGGTGCCATGAAGATCGAGGTGGACGGCGTGGAGGCCAGCCTCACGGCGCTCGACTTCTCGGAGCAGACCAACCTCAACGGCGTGGCCAGCGTCATCTCCACCGCGCTGGCGGGGGCCGGGCAGTCCGGTGCCGTTTGCACCTGGGACGGCTCCCGGTTTGTCATCACTACCGTGAGCACCGGCGCCACGGCCTTCCTGGGCCACGCCACCAGCCCGGCGGCGGGCACGGACATCTCCGCCATGACCGGGCTGACCGCCGTACTGGCCTACACCCCTATTCCCGGCTACGACGCCGAGACCCCGGCCGAGTGCACGGCGCAGCTGGCGGACAGCGGCAATGGCTGGTACGGGCTCATGTTTGCCGCCTCCGGTGCCATCACCGACGATGCACATCTCGAGGTGGCCGCCCTCATCGAGGCGAGCTCCAAGAGCCGCATCTACGGCGTGACCGTTTCGGACGAGCGCATGCTCTCCTCCGCCTTCACCACGGACCTGGCCACCAGGCTGGACGAGCTGGGCTACGACCGCACGTTCACCATTTACAGCTCCGGCAGCGACGTGGCTGCCGCGTCCATGTTCGGGCGGGCCTTCACGGTCAACTTCTCCGGCTCCAAAACCACGCTCACGCTCAAGTTCAAGCAGCTGCCCGGCGTGGCCGCCGAGACGCTCAAGGAGAGCGAAGCCGCCGCCCTTGAGGCCAAGCACTGCAACGTGTTCGTGAACTACGATAACGACACCGCCATTCTGCAGGAAGGCGTCATGGCCAGCGGCGTGTTTTTCGACGAGGTGCACGGGCTCGACTGGCTCGAGAACGCCGTGCAGGCCGGGGTGTTCAACCTGCTGTACCAGTCCACCACCAAGGTGCCCCAGACCGAAGAGGGCGTGACTCGCATGCGCACGCGCATCTCCAAGGTCATGACCGGCGCAGTGACCAACGGGCTCATCGCCCCGGGTGTCTGGAACGCAGACCCCTTCGGCGACCTGGAAGAGGGCCAGTACCTGGCCGACGGATACTACATCTACTCCCAGCCCATCGTGGACCAGGATCAGAGCGAGCGCGAACAGCGCAAGGCCCCGCCGATCCAGTGCGCCGTGAAGCTGGCCGGGGCCGTCCACTTCTCCGACATCATCATCAACGTCAACCGCTAGAGAGGTAGATCATGGGTAGCTACAGCTTTCTCGACGTGGACGTCGTCATCGACGGCCCCGGGGGCAACTTTTCCCTGAAGGGGGAAAACTCCGAGGAGGGCATTTCCATCGACCCCACGGGGGACCAGTCCTCCATGACCGAAGGCGCGGACGGCGAGGTCATGCACTCGCTGGCAGCCGGCAGCGCCGTCAACGTCACCGTGCGGCTGCTGAAAACCAGCCCCATCAACGCGCAGCTCATGGAAATGTTCAAGTACCAGACCGCGAGCGCGGCACGGCACGGGCAGAACGTCATCACCGTGCGCGACTCCGCGCGCGGCGACAACGTCGTGGTCTCCAGGGCCGCGTTCAAGAAAATGCCGCCCAACGCCTGGTCCAAGCAGGGCAATATCATCGAATGGGTGTTTGACGGCGGCAGGACGGACCCGACCCTGGGCGCGGGCATCGCCATGGGTGAGGTGTAGCCATGAGCATCGCGGAACATGAAATCGGCGGTGTGCTCTACCGCGTCGGGCGGCTTCCGGCCCGGCAGCAGTTCCACGTGGTCCGGCGGCTGGCCGGGGCGCTTTCCGGCCTTGGGGGGCTCGTGTCCAAGGACGGGGCGTTGCCCAAGCCCGAGGAGCTGATGCAGCGCGGCGACCTGCTGGAAAAGCTGATCAAGGCCATCTCCGACCTGGACGACGCCACGGTGGACTACGTGGTCGACACCTGCCTCGCCGTCGTTGAGCGCAAGGACAAGTCCGGCGGCTGGGTCAAGGTTGTGGTCGGTTCGCGCCTGATGTTCGAGGACATGGACATGATGACCATGCTCACCCTGGTGACCCGGGTGGTTCGAGGGAATCTCGCGGGTTTTTTCGACGCCCTGCCGCACGTTTCACCCGGAGCGGCCCGGACGTAGCCTTCGAGGCCGTGTGCATGGCCACCGGGGAGGACTGGCTCTTGCGCCCCGTGCTGGCCGGGTGTTGCAGGTACGAGTCCCTGCTGGACGGCACCATCTCGCTGGAAGACGTGGCGGGCCTGAACGAGGCCCTGGACGTGCAGGACGAAAACCAGCTCCGATACTACAAGGCAAAGGAACGCGAACGTGGCAGCTGAAGTTTTGCAAGACTTCCTGGCCCTGCTGGGGTTCAAGGTGGACGAGGCTGGGGCCGAGAAGTTCGGCTCCGCCCTCGCCACCAACGCCACCCGGGTGGCCGCCTTCGGCGCGGCCGTGCAGGCCATGGCCGTCGGGGCCTACGCCGCCATCTACAAGGTGGCGGAGTCGCGCTCCGAGCTGCTCACCCTGGCAGACGCCGTGGACGTTCCCGTACGGCGGCTGGAGGAGCTTTCCTACATCGCCGAACAAACCGGGGGCAGCCAGGACGCGCTCAAGTCTTCCCTGGAGGGGGTCACGGAGGCCCTGGGCGGGGCCGCCATCGGCCAGGGCGGCATCGAAACCTTTGCCCGCCTCGGCATATCCATACGCGACGCCAACGGCCACCTGCGCGACTCGGCGGACGTGCTCCTCGAGGTCGGGGAAAAGCTCAATGGCATGGACCCGGCCAAGGCCACCATGTTCATGAACCAGCTCGGCATCGACCGTAGCCTGGTGCGCATGCTCACGAGCGACGTTTCCGGCATGCGCCAGGCCTACACCGAGATGTACGAGGCGGTCGGCGTGGACGCCCAGCAGGCAGCGGAGGACAGCCGCGCCTTCGTGAACGAAATCAAAAGTCTCAAGACCATGGCCAAGATGGTGGCCGAGGGGGTTGCGGCCATATTCGTGGGCCAGATGGGCGAGGACGTGGCCCGGCTGCGCAAGCTCATTCAGGAAAACGTGGGCAAGATCATCCCCGTGCTCAAGGCGATCATCGACGTGGTGCTGCGGATCGGCAAGGTCTTCTTCGGCCTCACCGCCCGGCTCATGAGCTGGGTGGGCATGATCGTCGGCTGGTTCGGCGAGCTGGACGAGGGCACGCAAACGCTCATCCTCGGAGTGCTTGGCTTCGCTGCCGCCTGGAAGTTTCTGAATCTCGCCTTCATCGCCACCCCGCTCGGGGCCATCATCACCGGGTTCATCGCCCTGCTGGCGCTCATCGACGACTTCATGGTCTGGAAGCAGGGGGGCCAGAGCCTCATTGATTGGGGCCCCTGGGCCGACGACATCGACGCCGTGGTGGACGCCCTGGGCGTGCTGCTCGGGGCGCTCGGGCAACTCTGGGGCAAGGTCAAAGGCCCGCTCATGAGCATGCTGCAAACGTGGGGCAAGCTGTTCCTCTCCACCCTCGGCTCCATCCTCGGGGCAGTAGGCTCTCTCGTTACAGCGGTTGTAAAACTCTTTCAGGGCGACTTCTCCGGGGCGGTGGAGGCGGTGGGCGAGCTGTTCGGCCACCTGCTCGACATCATAGCAAACACGGTCGGCCAGATCGTCAACGTCATCACCGGGCTGACAGACATCGGCTCGGGCATCATGGACTGGGTGGGCGAAGGCCTGGGCGGCATGCTCGGCTTTGGCGGCGGCGACGAGCCCGCAGCCCCGATTCTCGGAGCGCCCCCGGCCATGGCGGTCGCCGGGGTTGGCGCTGGCGGGGGCACCAATGTCACCGCCGAAACGGTGATCCACGTCGACGGCGCGAAGAGTCCGCAGGAAACTGCCAATGCCGTGGCCGGGGCGCAGGGACGCGTCAACTCCGACCTGGTGCGCCACGCCAGAGGAGCGGCACGCTGATGACAAACATCATGTCCGAAGCCTCCCAGGGCGTCTACATTCGGCCCGCGCGCTCCATCGGCGGAATCACCATGGACGTGACCGTCGAGGAAACGCACGTTGACGAGCTGGAGCTGACCGAACACCCGGTGGAACAGGGGGCCGCAGTATCGGACCACGCCTATTTGCTGCCCCGGAAGGTGACGATCCGCGCCGGTGCCTCCGACTCCGGTGGCGACACTCCAGCCGAGGGGCGGTGCGTCGAAATCTACCGCCAGCTGCTGGAGCTGCAAGGGACCCGGGAGCCCTTCGAGCTGGTCACGGGCAAGCGCAGCTACCAGAGCATGCAGATCAAGTCCCTCACCGAGACGACGGATAAAGATTCCGGCGCGATCATCATGGTCACCGCCGAGCTGCGCGAGGTCACCGTGGCCACCGTGCAGGTCGTGGCCATCCCCCGCTCCCGCCAGCGCAACGGCCACAAGACGGGAGGCGTGGATCAACGCGGCCAGGTGCAGGCGGAAAAGCGGGAAGACGTGCCCGAATCCGCCCTGTTCTCCGGGCTGGGGGGCTAAATGAGCGTGTTCCGCATTCCCATTTCCTCGGTTCCGCAGTCGCTGTCCGTTTCCCTCGCGGGTGTCGAGTATCAGCTCACCGTGCGCTGGGCCGACGCGACCGAGTCCGGCTGGTGGCTCGATATCGACCTTCCGGACAACGGCGGGGCCGTGCTCCACTCCATCCCCCTCGTCACCGGAGTGGACCTGCTCGCCCCCTACGCCTACCTCGGCATCGGCGGCGGGCTCGTTGTCTGGGCAGACGACAGCGACGCCCCCCCGAACCAAGACAACCTCGGCGACGGCGTAGACCTCTATTTTGTGGTGGGGGACGAATGAGCAACGACCGCCTCTATCTTCGCAAGTGCAGCCTGATCGTGGGCAGCAGCGGCCAGGGCCTGGAGCTGGCCGGGCTGCGCGTGGTGTTCGCCACGCACCACGCCGACTTCGAGACGCCCAACCACGCGGACATCCGCATCTACAACCTTGCGGACGACACGGCCAGGCGCATCGACAAGGAGTTTACCAAGGTGGTGCTCCAGGGTGGGTACGAGGGCAACTTCGGCCTGCTGTTCGGGGGCAACATCCGCCAGGTGCGCCGGGGCCGGGAAAACGGCACGGACACCTACGTGGACATCCTGGCCAGCGACGGCGACCGGGCCTACAACTACGCCGTAGTGAACCAAACCCTGGCCGCAGGGTCCACGGCGGCAGACCAAGCGCGAGCGGCCCAGGGCGCTTTGGCCGGTGAGGGGGTGGAGCCCGGATACGTGCCCGAGTTGAACGCCCCGGCCCTTCCCCGTGGCAGGGTCATGTACGGCATGGCCCGCAAAGCCATGCGAGATGCGGCCGAGGCCACGGACACGACCTGGTCGATTCAGAACGGCCGCGCGCAGATGGTTCCCCGGCAGGGCTACCTGCCGGGCGAGGCCGTGCTGCTCACCTCGGCAAGCGGGCTCATAGGCCAGCCGGAGCAGACCAACGAGGGCATCAAGGTCCGCGCGCTCATCAACCCGCGCTTCAGGGTCGGCGGGCGCATCAAGCTGGATAACGCCTCGGTCCTCGAATACCGCACCGAGATCAAGGCGAGCGCCTTCAACAAGGCCCCTCGGCTGGACGAGGACGGGCTCTACCGCATTCTCGCCGTGGACTTCAACGGCGACACCAGGGGCAACGACTGGTACGCGGACCTCACCTGTGTCGGCATCGACGACTCCGCCCCAATCGGCTCGAAAATCACGGACAGCGGAGGCCGCTGATGGATAGACGCGAACGTTTTGAAGACCCGGTCGAGGCCATGCGCGCGGCCATGGACGGCCGCCTGGCCGAGGTGTGGACCGCGCTGCCCGGCATCGTGCAGGCCTATGACGCACAGGCACAGACCGTTTCCGTGCAGCCCAGCATCAAGGGGCGCATCACCAGGCCGGACGGGTCCATTGTTTCCGTGGCGCTGCCGCTGCTGGTGGACGTGCCCGTGCAGTTTCCGAACGGCGGCGGCTTCTCGCTCACGTTCCCCATCAAGCCCGGTGACGAAGCCCTTGTAGTGTTCGCCTCCCGGTGCATCGACGGCTGGTGGCAGTCCGGCGGGGTGCAGGAACCCCTGGAGCCACGCATGCACGACCTTTCCGACGGCTTCGCCTTTGTCGGCCCTCGCTCCCGGGCACGGGCACTCTCCGGGGTGAACACCGAGCACGTGCAGCTCCGAACGGATGACGGGGCCACCTACATCGAAATCCAGCCAGGCGGCCGTGTGCGCATCGACTGCGAGCACCTCGAGGAGCACGCCCGCACCTCCCGCAGCTGGGACGTGGACGGCTACGGCCAGCGCATCACCAGCCTGGGCGGCGGGGCTTATCACGTCCACACCTGGCAGGAGGGCGCGGTCATCACCACCGAGTCGGAGGCCATCAACCCGCCGGAAGGCCCGTCTGAAGGAGGCGAATAATGCGCTACCGCAAGTGGACGGACGGCACGGACGTGAGCTTTGGCCACGGCAAGGCGGACTACTGGCAGGACGACTCTCGCGGGGTCGCCCAGGCCGTGGTTTCACGCCTGCGCCTCCTGCGCGAGGAATGGTTTCTCGACCTCCAGGAGGGCACGCCCTACGTCGGCGGGGTTTGGGGCAAGCACACCATGAAGACCTACGACAACGTGATCCGCGCGCGCATCCTCGGAACGCAGGGCGTGACAGAAATCACCGCCTATGAATCCATCTACGACGGTGACACCAGGCGCGTGACCATTTCGGCAGACATCGAAACGGCCTACGGCCCGGCGAATATTCAGGAGGTGTTGTAATGGCGGTACGGGCGACCCTGAACGAGAATGGCCTGACCATTCCGACCTATGCGGAGATACTGGCCGACAAGGTGGCCACGCACCGCTCCATATTCGGCGCGGACGTGTACCTGGAAGCGGACAGCCAGGAGGGCCAGATGCTCGCGGCGGACGCGCTGGCGCTGTACGACGCCTATTTGCTGGCGCTTTCCATCTACAACGCCTTCAGCCCCACCACTGCCCAAAAAACCGGGCTCTCTTCCGTGGTCAAAGTCAACGGCATCGCCCGCAAGGTGGCCACATATTCCACCGTGGACGTGACGCTTATCGGCACGGCCGGGACGGTCGTGACCTCGGGCGCTGTGGAGGACGTGGCCGGGCAGAAATGGGACCTGCCCGCCAGCGTGGTCATCCCCTCCGGCGGCGAGGTCACCGTAACCGCCACGGCGAGGGAAAGCGGGGCCGTTCAGGCGGCAGCGGGAGAGGTGGCCACCATCGCCACCCCGACGCGCGGCTGGCAGTCCGTGAGCAACCCGCAGGCGGCCACACCCGGCGCAGACGTGGAAACGGATTTTGCCCTGCGCCAGCGCCAGCAGGTTTCCACGGCCCTGCCCTCGCAGACCGTGCTCGACGGCATCAACGGCGCGGTGGCCAACATCATCGGAGTCACCCTGCACAAGGTGTATGAGAACGATTCCCAGGCAGTTGACTCCAACGGCCAGCCCGGCAACTCCATCGCGGTGGTGGTCAACGGCGGAGACTCCGCCGCCATCGCCCAGGCCATAGCGCTCAAGAAGGCCCCCGGCGTGGCCACCGTGGGCACGACCGCAGTGGAGGTGCAGGACAAATACGGCATGCCCGGCGTGATCCGGTTCTACCGCAGCACCGACGTGGCAGTGCGAGCGGCCGTCGTCATCAAGCCCAGGTCGGGCTACGTGTCGTCTACCGGAGCACAGATCGTCACGAACCTGGTGGACTATCTCGACGCCCTGGCCATCGGCGAGGACGTGCTCCTCTCGAAGCTCTATACGCCCATCAACGCGGCCGAACCGGACAGCGCCAAGCGCACCTTCGACGTCGTTTCGCTGACCATCGCCCGGGACGCGGACGACCTGGCCACGGCCAACCTGGCCATGAGCTATGTGGAGCGGGCAACGGCCACGAGCGAAACCATCACCGTGACCCTTGACGAGGGGTAAAAGATGCCGACGCTCGACGATTATCTTTCCATCATCACCTCGCTCTACCGCGACCAGCCGAAGTTCATCGCGCTCTGCTCCGCCCGCCTGGAGCCCTACGCCGACCTGCAGACCGTGCTGGAGGCACTGCGCCTCGCCTTCGACCTGGACGAAGCGGTAGGTGTGCAGCTCGACGCGGTCGGGGTTCGTGTGGGCCGTTCGCGCTTTCTGGAAACCCCGCTTGAGGGTGTCTACTTTTCCTGGGGGGAAGACGGCGTCGGCTGGAACGAGGGAACCTGGCTCGGCCCCTACGACCCCGAAACTGGCCTCACCGGGCTGCCGGACGACGCCTACCGCACCCTGCTGCGCGCCAAGATCGCGGCGAACAGCTGGGACGGAACCGTGCCGAGCGCCTATGAAATATGGGAGGCACTTTTCGCGGCCGTGGGCATGTTCGTCGTGATCCAGGACAACCAGGACATGACCATGACCATCGGCGTCACCGGAACCTACCCGGACGCGGTGACCAAGGCCCTGCTGGCGGGCGGGTACATCCCGCTCAAGCCTGCAGGCGTTGCCATCGACCGCTATGCCATTGCCCCCCAGGGCGGGCCGCTCTTCGTCTGGGGGGCGGACTCTGAACAACTCTCGGGTTGGGGCGCTGGCTCCTGGCCCGAAAACATCACCCCATAGGAGAGCAACATGACCACCAATGAGATTTTGCAATTTGGAACCGGCGGCACGGTGGAGGACGGCGACGTTCTGGACCTGGCAACCTATGCGGCCCTGGGCGACCGGGTCAACGGCCATCAACCCGGCATCGCCAATCGCGCTTTGGCCAACATGATCGCCAGGCAGACGGCGCACATGGCCGCCGGGCTGGCCCAGTTCATCGCCAATCGCTACTTGGGCGGTGTCCTGGATGACGGCGATCTGGACAAGGTGGAGGCCGGGCTGCTGGCGGCCATCGTGGCCATCATCGAGGACGAAACGCCCGACCTGACCGCGCTCCTGGCTCACCTGACCGACGACACCAACCCGCACCACGTGCTGGCTGGCCAGGTAGGCTTCGACAACACCGAAACCGGCCTGGAAGCCACGAACGTGCAGGCGGTCATCGAAGAGCTGCTTGCGGCGCTGCTGTCCATCTTCAGTACGGCCAACTCCTGGACGGCTGCCCAGGTCTACACCCCGCAATCCCTGTCCATCGACGCCGGGGCCGTGGCCTGGGACGTGCGGGCCGCGCCCGTGGCCGTGCTCACCCTGACCGAGGACGTGACCGGCCTGACCCTGTCCAACGCCGCGCCCGGGGCCACCTACGAGCTGACCATCCTCCAGGACGGCACGGGCGGCCGGACCATGGCCTGGCCCGCAGCCTGGCGCTGGCCCGGCGGGTCCCCCCTGGAGGTGAGCGCGGACGCCGGGGCCGAGGACCTGCTGCACCTGTCCACGCGCGACAACGGCGGGGCCGTCGTGATCCGGGCCACCTACGGCCGGGACCTGGGGGTGGCGTCGTGATCCTGCGCCATCCCCTGATCGGCGGAGGATGCCGCAGGCGGTTGACCGACCTGGGGCAGGTACTCCCCCTGTCCGCCTACTGGGGTGTTGCACTGGACCCCGTCCATCGCGTCTGGATCGCGCAGTATGACGGGACGCTCTACCACGGCACCTACGATCGCGACGGGATGTGCACGCAGTTGGGCAGCGTGTCCGGCGTCGCCTCGGCGTCCGGCCGGGCGGCGACCCAGGTGGCCGTGGACCCGGCCCTGTGCGCCTGGTGGTGCGCGACGCAGTACGGCGACCGATTGTATTACGGCGCCTACGATCCCGCCACGGGCGAGCCGACCATTGCCGGGTACATCGCCTCGGGACTGGCCGACAGCCACACCAACGGTCTGGTCATCGACCCGGATGCGCGCCTGTGGATCGCGGGGGGGGATGATGGCGCGTATGCCGTGGCCTACGGCACATACGACGCCACGGGCGTCCCGACCAGCTCCGGGACCCAAGCCGTGACCGCCAGTGCATCCACGGCCATGATGATCGACCACGGGCGTCGACTCCTGCACATCTATGGTGCGCCCCACGTCTACGCCTATGGCTCGTCCGGTGTGTTGACCGGGACGACCCTCACCTATGCGGATGTGTTTTCCGGGGTCGTGGACCACGGCCGATCCCTGGCCGTGGCCGCCAATGCGGATCGGAGCGCGTATGTGCTGTGCGACATCGCGGCCGATGGATCGCTCACGGTGTTGGACGCTGTGGATATCGCATCGCCCACATATCCGTTGGGCATCGACCCAGACCTGGGGCTGGTGGTGGACGGTATCGGGCATATGTGGAGTTACTGCAAATAGGAGGAGATAGCCATGTACAGACACCCTGACGGGACCATACACGCGGCCCTGCCGCGATTTGTGGAGGAGGGCGGCCAGATCGTGCCCCGGGCCCAGATCGGCGAGGACTGGGAGCGCTGGGCGGCCCTGGGCTATTACCAGGCCGAGCCCCTGACCCGCGTGGCCTACACCACCTACGAGACCGAGTGGGTCCTGGACGGCCTGATCTACGTCGAGACCGTGGTCTCGGAGACCGTGGATACGGACGCCCGGACGGCGGCGCAGGTGGCCGGGATCGACGCCGCCCTGGCCGCCCTGGACGCGTCCACCGTGCGCCCTCTGCGGGCCGTGCTGGCCGCCCAGGCAGGGAGCATGGAGCCCGACCCTGCGGACCTCGCCCGCCTGGCCGAGCTGGAGGAGCAGGCGGCCACCCTGCGGGCGGCGCGGGCGGCTGTGGCGGAGCTGACCACGGTCGAGGATGTCAAAGCTGCGGACCAGCCCGTGGAATAAACGAAAGGGGGCCGGTTTCCCGGCCCCCAAGCTATGAGTGGAGCAGGCGGGGGCGTTGCGACCGCCCCCACTGGACAGGTGTAGCAGCACCTGGCCACCGGCCAAGGCCAGCTGCTCCCTGGCCCTGATCAGGGGTGAGGGAGTGATAGCAGGCCCGGGCGCAACCAACAACCAGGATATGCAAAAGAGTATCAGACGCGGAAACTGTAATCGACTTCTAGCTCGTGGCCAGGCGCTCGACCTGACCATCAAATGCCCCCGCTGCGGGGCTATCAATCACGTGAGGGCCCAGAGCCCCGGAACAGAGCCCAAAGAGGCCCCGCGTGAGGAACACCATGACCAAGAGGCTTCCTGAGCTGCCCGAGGCAGCCCCCACCATCAACGGTTTCAAGTACAAGTCGCAGTTCGGGGTCATCGTCGTCTGCAAGGACGAGGAGGAACACCGCAAGGTGTATGACCAACTGGCCAGGAAGGGCTACAAGGTCAGGGCGGTGCGCGTATGATCATCGACATCAACCGCGCATGCCCCGATTCCGGGAGCTACCGCTCCGCCCTGGTCAAGTCCCTGTTCAACGTCGAGGACGCCACCACCTTCCGCCTGAAGGCGGACCTGCCCATTGAGGACCGACCCTGGTCCATAGGGCTCGTCACCGGGCCCTCCGGCTCCGGCAAGTCCTCCATAGGCGAGGAGCTGGCAAAGGTCGGTTTCACTTTCCACAAGCCGGGCGACTGGCCGCACAACGCGCCCATAGTGGACGCCATAGCCCCGGAAGGGGATTGGCAGGCCGTCACCGGGGCCCTTGCCGCCGTGGGTCTGGGGACTGTGCCGAGCTGGCTTCGCCCCTACCACGTTCTCTCCACCGGGGAAAAGTTCCGGGCCGAGCTGGCCAGGATCGTGAGCGAGGCCCCCGGCAAGATCATCGTGGACGAGTTCACCAGCGTGGTGGACCGGCAGATCGCGCGCATCGGGGCCCACGCCTTTGCCAAGGCATGGAGGCGCACGGGTGGCCGGGCCGTGCTGTTGTCTTGCCACGAGGACGTCGCGGCCTGGCTGCAGCCCGATTGGGTGTACGACACCGGCGCTGGCGAGTTCCGATGGGGGGCGGTTCAACCCCGCCCACGAATCGAGCTTGTCATCCGGCAAACCGGATGGGAGTGGTGGCCCCTGTTTGAGGCGCATCACTATCTGAAGCTGCCCAGGATGATCGCGGCCACCAACTACGTCGGCTTTGTCGACGGGCGGCCCGTCGCGCACCTCGCCGTGTCCACCAGGTCACGCCATGAGGCCAGGGCTTGCCGCCTGGTGGTTATGCCCGAGTGGCAGGGGGCCGGGGTCGGCCTGCGGTTCCTGGGCGCTGTTTGCGATATGTGGCGGCGCGGGGAAAACAGATACGGCCGCCCCATGCCGGTGCTCTTCCACACCTCGCACCCCGGGCTTGCGGCCGCTCTCCGGCGCATGCCCGGATGGCATCAAGTGAGCGCCAGGCTCTACGGCGAGAACAAGGTCAAGTCGGCATCCACCATCGCTCGGGCAGCTGTTGCCAAAGGAAGGCCCCCCGTAAAAAGCGGCTATGGTGGGCATTTCCGCGCCGTGCAGGGGTTTCGATACCTCGGGGAGGACGCATGA